AATCACTGTTGAGCCATATATGGCTGTCAACTCGGCGAGTGCTGTTTGTCCGGCATTGTCGTTGTCAAGGTAGCAGTTGATAGCGGAGTAGCCTTGGAGATAAGGCACGGCTTTGTTGACATTGACAACCGAGTTGAGTATGACTGCGTCGACTCCGCTGATTATGCCGAGTGTGAGTGCGGAGAGATAATCAATAAACCCCTCGAACACGGCACACTCTGTTGACGGGCCATCTCTCACCCACGGCAGATATGAGATGTCCTTACGTCCCCGGCAACCTTTGAAATAGCGGTTGCGCAGTTCCCGGCCGCCACTGATATTCTCGAATGTCACAGCAAAATATAATCTACCGTTGACGCAGTAATGTGCCTCCTTGCATTTCGCCTTGGCGATGTGTGCCGGGATACCACGCTCTTGGAGGTATGCGACAAGTGCGCGATGTTCCAGTGGCACGACCTCAAACCGCTCCATACTCGGCGCAGAGTGTCGCTGAAAAGAAGTGGAAGCGACTGTCTGCACCGATGGCACCGGACAACTGTCAGCGATGCAACGCATGAGATAGCGCAGGTCGGTTGACCGATATATCTCGGTTGCAAGGTCGATTATGTTGCCGCCTCTGCCAAGTCCGAAATCATACCAGCAGTTGAGCGTGGTTTCCACCTTAAACGACGGCGTATGCTCCTGTCGCAACGGCGACTTATACCATAGCCTCGTTCCTTTTCTCGCCGTCGGTTCATGTCCGAGTTGAGACAAGAAGGTGGCTAAAGGGATTGATTTAATCTCTTTGAGCATATCTATAATTTGTGTTGGGGATTTGGTTCGGGTTCAGCTCACATATATACACCCCGTACTGAACCGAACTTAAATCAGTAATAAAAATCGGGGTTGTATGAGTATGTGCCGTTTTCCCGGATTACCATCCGTTTGTTCATTAGAAAAGATTTCAGTTTCGTCACTTTGCCGTCGCCATATGGGAACCCACAGGCGGCATAGGCTCTCTTGATGCTGTCTTCACAGTTCTGACACCCTTTTATAGCGCCGTTGGCAAATGCCATTTCAAGAGCCTGTCGGTGCTGTTCGGGTGAAAGCTCCGAGTATGAGAAGGTCTGAACCTTTGATTTTCCTGCAAAGGTGTATTCAGTGGCAATCTCCGGCAGTCCTGCCTCGTTGACGATGAAAGCAAATGGCGGGAAGTCCATCGAGCGGATACACGATGCCGAAACCTCCGTCACCTCGCTGTCGGTCGTGCTTTTGCAGACTTGCAGAACCGTCTCCGCTTTGTTGTTGAGTTCGGTACCGACATGACCGCGCACGTTATCATCGCTTTTGTTAAGGTGCAGAACCGTGTGTATGTGTATCTGATACTTGTCAGTCCACTCCATGAGCTTGCCTATAAGTCGTGACGATTCAATGGCATTGTTGATGTCGAACATAAGGTCGCGGATTCCGTCAATAATTACCAGTCCGATATTGGGTGTGTTTGCGATAGCATTGTCGATAAGTTCAAGGCGCAAATCGGGCGTAATGGCGCGGAGCTGGGCGAATATCAGATTTTCCGGATGGCTGTCAAGTGGTAGCCCGGCGAGCTGAAGCGCACGTCGCATGATTCGCTGGCAATGGTGTGGACTCTGCTCGGTATCGAAATACAGGATTGTACGCTTGTCATCGGGAAACTCGGCGATATAGCGCAAAACCTCTCCATTGGTAAGTGCAGCCGCAAGAATCGCACTCACGTTGAACGTCTTTTTGCTTTTCGCCTTTCCGGTGGATGCTGAGAAGTTTCCAAGTGTGCCGATAACCGATCCGTTGCAAAAGAGAACCTCAGGACTTTTAGCTATCTCATCGGTCACTCTGAGCTGATACGACTGCCAGAGTTTGTTCAATTCTTTCGCGTCCATCATTTTCTATCCCTTTCAAGTATCAGACGTTCGACATCGCTCTGGCGATAGCACACCTTCTTACCGACCTTCACCGGAATTAGAATCTTGTTCTTGTTCCAGTTCCATAGGGTGGTGTGGCACACGCCGAATTTCTCCATCACCTCCTTCTTGGTGAGCAGAACCTCCTGTGCCGCGCTGACCATAGCGGGAAGAAGCTCGGCTTTGGCTGCCTCGATTGTCTGCTTTATCAGTTCAACGAGGTCAGCAAGTTTAACATTGACCGTGACATCGGTCACACCGCTGTTGATTAACTCTAAAAGATTTGTCATAGGCAAATACAATGTCGCCGATTGTTAAACGACCAAACGACTCCGGCGACTTTATGAACCGTTCAGCCACTGTCCCGGTCGGAACAGCGATGCAAAGATAAAGGACAATCGCCCGCTTTGCAATAGCTAAAACACTTCATATCAGCCATATAAATTCGTTTAATTTCGTTGGCGTAATTAAACGAATTAAACGAACTGAATAGCCGCGAATCACAACTGCCGAAAATGAAAAAAGCCACCCGACCGCAAAGGTCAGGTGGCTTCAATATGGTGAAATTCCAGCGTTATGCCGCCTCAAAATGGTTTCTGATATTGTCAAGATTCTTTTTATCCTGCCCCATATCAATCATGCGCTTGCCTCCCATCATCGGAGTGGTGAGCTGCTGGTGGGCTTTCTGCACTCCGCGCAGACCGACAAACTTGTATTCGGGATAATGTTCCGACAGGGCATCGTGGAATGTGGAGATGTCGCAACTGCGTATGTGCGAATCCTCGTGAAGATAGATATACAGCATGGCGAGGTCATTGCCGCTCGACCGGAGTTTTAGGAACTCCGATATTTTACCCTTTATACGGTCTGTGTCGTCGGGAATGAGGTTGTCAAGGGTTTCCCGGATTTTTTTCCTGCCGCGCTTCTTCGGCTCTTTCTTTTCATCGGTCACTTCGGATACTTCATCATCAGTCAGAGCAGCCTCCGGTCTTTCTTCCTCCATTTCCTCAATGACGGTGTCGGTAACCGGCACAATGCTTCCCATAGATTTCTGAATTTTTCGGAACTGCCGCCAATCTTCTCTTGTGCGGTGTCCGTTGACTATGCTCATTTGGATTGTCACAAGAATCATAAAGCGTGCTTTTATACGGTCAGACAGACCGGTATCCTTGTCCTGTATCATTTCTTCGTTGTATGATACGACAGTTTCCCAGCTGTTGCCGAAATACATCCATGCCAGCATCGCAGGAACAATGGAGTCTGGCTTCTGCGACTGAAACCCATCAACAAGAGTAGAGGCAATGTCGGCATCTCTCAAAAATTTCTCTATGGAATCCAGATCCTTAGGATTCTTCTCCGACATTTTAGCCATGACAACGTTGGCATATCCCGGAGCTGCTAACTGAGCATATTCAAATATCTGTATAAAACCGGAACGGTCGCGCCTGCTTACTTCCTCGGCGAAAGCGCAGTATTCCTCGCGGTGGGTGTCAAGCCACTCCTTGACCATTTCCTTGAATTTCTCGTGCTTGATTGTACGGGGTTTAATTTTCATATTGTGATGTAAACGTCGGGACTTCATTATCCCGCAATCTACAAACCGACAACCCGATTGAATGGTTCACTCGCCGTGCTTTATTAAAAAATGTGAAAAGATTTATTTTCCGTTCATTCAGATGCGTCAAGACTGGTTCAGCACCGTCCAAACGCCTCTCTCATAGGTAACTTTATAGGGAACTCGGCAAAATTAGAGTGAAACTAAAATCGCCAAGTAGTTGATGTTCAACCACTTGGCGATTTTACAGGTGGTGCCACCAGGCACAACGCGGTTACTGCTCGTCAGTAGTTTAATACCCTATTGTGCCGACATTGTGCCGACTTTGAGGGGTTTATTTTGCTTTACGGTCGCTCATTAGTATTTCGATTGTCCGCTCTTTTTCCTTCAGTAGTTCCTTCAGGTGAGCCACCTCGCGGCGGAGCGCGACGGATTCATCGGCGGCGAATCCGTCGAAGAAGATACCAGCCGACACGCCTAATTCTTTGGCGATTAGCTCTATTGTTGTCGAGTTGGTCGAACCGCGTCGGATTGCGCTCTGTATGGAGCTTTCATCGCGGCCTATTCGTTGCGACAGCTCTCGAATAGTCATTTTCTTGCGCTCACACAAATCTCTGATTAAAAGAAGATTAGCCATCGGATTTAATATTTTACAATTTTTAACAGGGATTATTTACCTGACTAATGGGATTTATTACTACATTTGCAGAGTAAAATTAACAAAAATATTTCAGTTCTACAAATGAAGAATCAAATTAAAGACCTTACGGACTCTAATATTTTGCGCGGTTGGCTGGATTCTCTCCCCCGCGCAGACTACAACAAGCATAAAGCCGGTTTGGTTGTCGCTTGTGCCGAAAGCAGAAGCAAAATACTGAACTGGATATACGGGCGTTGCAAAGTGCCAAACTCGGCAAAGAAACTAATAAACGCCTATACCCTTCAGGTTTCAGGTAAGGAAATATTCACGATAGCCAAGCCGGAGGAATTGACCGAAGGCGTAAGCGGCCACGCCTCCGGCACGGCTATTTAATAACCATATAACCCCGCTCGAAATATGAAAAAAATTATCACCTTCGGACAGCACTCCGCAGAACTCCATGCCGGCGAACATCGTGCCGCTCTCGTAATATCCGAAAAGTGCTTACCGGTTGGCCTCGCCGACGTGCTTAATGAAGCCGGCGACATACACGTCCACAACGTCCAGAAGAATGACGACGGTTTCGGTTGTATCGGTATCACCCACGACCTCTCCGTTTCCGACCTTATAGCCGAGGTTTGTGACGCTATTACTCGCGTGTACGACACTGATACGACCGTTTCAAATGCGCGACCCTAAAACGCTGTATGATTTACGCTATTATGCCCGTCGACGTGGCTACCGTTTCAGTAAAACGGAGCGAGTAGTCACAACGCCGGAGGCGAATCGTTCCGCCCGCGTGGAGGAACGGCTGAAGGCTTTCGGTTATGGGATTCAACTAAATTTATTCAGCGATGAAAAATAATACCGTGTGCGTCCTTCCCCCTCTTTCGGTTTATTCGTCACTTTGCAAGACCGTTACCCCTCAATCTCGAAAAATGGGGGGGGGTAGAAATCGCCCTAAATTTTTGTAATTATGTAACTTGTCACATGATATGGTAACACCTGAACAGTTATACGCCGCAACAGACGACGGCCTCCGTATCATTGCGCTGCATTACCCCGACGCTCCCGAAGCTGCAAGGACTAACAGGTCGTTCAAGGCAAGACCCGACGAGCGCACTCCGAGCGCAAGGGTCAAACTAATGAAAGCCAAGGATGGGGCGCAAGTCTGGAAAATGACAGATTTCGGCGACGAAGGCAGAGCCGAAAGCCCTATTTCCATACACATGAAGCAAACCGGGTTAACCTTCCGTGAAGCTATCCTCGACCTTTCGGCTATCTTTAATATTACCGATGAAATAAATCGTTCCGTCAACCGGCCGGACGTTCGCCGTCAACCGGCCACAGTGGAACAAACGGAGGGTTCATGGGATAAGGATATTAACCAAGAGTTTACGGCAAAGGAGTGCGAGATTATGGGGCCGCGTGTCACTCCTGACACACTGAAGGCTCTCCACTGGTACCGGGCTAACCATGTCGTTACAGTCAGGAACCGCGAGGCTGTTTATAAATACTCAAACGAGAACTACCCGATTTTTATCCGCGAATGTTGGTTTACTGATTCAAAGGGTAATCGTGATTGCTTTTATAAGATTTACGAGCCTCTGAACCCGGAGAAACAGTGGCGTTTCCAATACCAGCCAGCCGGGAAGAAACCACAAAGCTACATTAATGGTTTGTTTGAGCTTGCCGCAGCATGGAGAGCGTACAACGATACCGAGGAAGCAAAGTGGACCGCCGACCCTGCAAACGAGCACAAGCCCTACCGAGAACAAAAATTACCCGAAGCGATCATTTGCTCCGGCGAACGCGACGCGGTTTGTGTCCGCTCTCTCGGTTACTACCCTTTGTGGTTCAATTCCGAAACTTATCAAGTAAGCCAAGAGGAGTGGAACCAGATAACGAAATATGTCGAAACTGTCTATAATATACCTGACATCGACGCAACCGGTCGCCTGAAAGGTACGGAACTCGCTTTACGCTTTATCGACATACACACCATTTGGCTACCCGAAAAACTGTCCTCATACCGCGACAACCGAGGGAAACCCCGTAAGGATTTCCGAGATTGGATGGAGATATGGAGCAGCAAGGGCGATTTTCGCGGCCTTCTGAACCTCGCTACACCCGCAAGGTTCTGGGTTGAATCATGGAACGAGAAAACCAAGAAGAAAAAATATTCGATAGACATTTCATGTCTGCACGAATTTTTAATGTTGAACGGATTCTACACCCTTCGCGACAAACACGCACCGGGTACGCAGTTCGTGAGGATTCAAGGCAATATCGTGAAGCTCGTTACGCCCAAGGAGATACGCGAATTTGTTCTAAACTGGGCAATAGACAGCAAACAAGAGCGCGAACTGCGCAACCAGATATTGCAAGATTCCAAGTTGTCGGCTCAATACCTCGAAGCCCTTCGAGAAATTGACCCGGATTTCACCAACTACACCGAGCGTTCACAGTTCTTTTATTTCCCGAAATTTACCGTCGAGGTTACAGGGCGCGAGATTATCAAGCACGACAACCGCGCCGCCTCTGCCGGTCGTTATGTCTGGGAGGAGAATGTTATCAACCATAACATTAAATTCCTTCCTGATATGTTCACGATTACCCACCCCGAAGGGCAATACGAAAGCGAAGATTTCGACATCGAGGTGGCCGAAAATCAAACCTCGAATTATTTCAAATACCTGATTAACTCCTCCCGTATTTATTGGCGCAAGGAGTTGGAGGAGCAAGTTAACGCTATGTCGCCGGAAGAAGGGGCGGCGTATCTCGCAGCTCATAAGTTTGACATCGCCGGCCCGGCGTTGACCGCCGCAGAGATTCAGGAGCAAAAACAGTGTCTTATCAACAAGATTTTTACAATCGGGTTTATGATGCACCGTTACAAGTCAGAGTCGAGAGCGTGGGCCCCGTTCGTCATGGATAACGTAGTGGGCGAGAACGACCAGTGTAACGGACGTTCCGGCAAATCCTTCATGTTCCGCGCCCTCTCGAATTTCACGCGCTGGCTGAAGCTGTCTGGGCGTAACCCTAAATTACTGGAGAATCAATTTGCTTTCGAGCAAGTAAGCAAACATCTCGGAATCGTTGTTGTTGACGATTGCGACGAATATTTACCGTTCAAACAGTTTTACGATAATATCACGTCAGACATCACGATTAACACAAAGAATGTTTCAGCCTATACCCTGACATTTCAGGACGCGCCGAAATTCGCCTTTACTACGAACTACGTCCCGAAGGAGTTCGACGGTTCAAGTGTTGGCCGTATGCTGTTCGTCGTATTCTCCGACTACTACCACCAAAGAACAGAAGATAACGACTATCTCGAAACCCGTCAGATTCGCACGGACTTTAACAAAGACCTGTTCGGCAGCGCATACACCGAAGCCGAGTGGGAGGCGGATATAAATTTTGTACTCCAGTGCGTGAAATTTTATCTTTCCGTCGCTCCGTTGCAAGTCAAAATCGAGCCGCAGATGGGTAATATCATATTCCGCAAGTATCTCCGGGATATGTCCGACAATTTCCGCGAGTGGGCCGAAGGTTATTTCTCTGTTGATGAAAACGGGTGCGGTGATAATCTTAACCGCGAAATCGTGAGGGAAGATGCTTTCGAGGCTTACAAACGATTCTCCGGCGTGTCTAAAATCACCATGCAGAAATTTACAAAATCGCTGAAGGGATTCTGCTTTACTTGTGATTATATCGACTGCCTCAATCCTGAAGAACTACACAATTCAGGTTCGCGAATAATGCGCCGTATCGAGGACCCGATAACACACAAGAAGGTACAGAAAGAAATGATTTATCTCCGCACCAAGAAAGAGGCCGAGCGTCTGAAGAATCCCCCGCCGCCCCCTCCAACCCAGCAGGAAATGCCCTTCTAAACCGTTACAGTTATGAAAATAAGAATATTCGAGGCGTTTGCCGGTTACGGCAGTCAGTCGATAGCCCTCCAGCGTCTGAAGGAGGATTATCCCGGATTCGATTACGAGGTGGCTGGATTCTCCGAAATAGACCGTTTCGCGGTCCTGGCATACTACGCAGCTCGTGACGCCCGTTTGCAAGGGCATAGTATCGACCGGCTAAATCTGGAGAAATACGAGCCGTCGCCGGAACTCCTCGCCAAATACCCAAACTTTGGAGATATTACCAAGATAGAATGGGCAGAGGTGCCGGATTTCGATTTATTTACCTATTCGTTCCCGTGCCAAGACATAAGCACAGCAGGGAAACAAAGAGGTTTTGATGAGGGCAGCGGTTCGCGTTCCTCATTACTTTGGGAGTGTGCGAGAGCTATCGAGGTGAAACGTCCTAAATTCCTACTTATGGAGAATGTCAAGGCGTTGACCTTCAAGAAGCACAAAGATAATTTCAAACGCTGGCGCGACACACTCGAAGCCCTCGGATATTCCAATTACTGGGCTATTCTCAACGCGAAGAATTTCGGCGTTCCGCAGAATCGTGAGCGTGTTTTTATGGTAAGTATCTGGGGGGGCAAAGTTACGAATTTCCGCAGCCTTCCGAAACCCTGACGCGGAGGTTAATCCACGTTCTCGAAGAAAATGTGGCTGATTCATGGTATCTAAACGAAAAGCAATTACACATGATTATCAACCACAACGAACGCAAACAGTCTGAAGGGTGCGGATTCTCTACGAGTTTCAAGACGGCCGACGGTATTTCTTGCGCCGTTACTACGCTTTGCGGCAGTCGTCCGACTGATACCTACCTCGCCGAGCCTGTCGCGTGTGCCTATCGAGGGAGAAACCCGGACAACCCCGGCGACCGCCGTTCCGGGATTCCAACCGTTCAAAGGCTGGAGTTAGGCGGTTCGGTGTCGAATTGTATAACAACAGTTGACAAGGATAGCCTTCTCGCAGAACCTAAAGTATTAGGCTACACGCGCGACAACAAAGGCGTGGTGGTAGCTCGCCACCTCAAAGACGTAGCCGGAACAGTATGCAGCTCAAACAGACGTTACACAGGTTCAACGGCTGAATTTATTGTTGAACCCACTGTTATACAGCTACCGCACGGTTTCGCCCGTGGGAACGTCCTCGATATTGCCCCGGCTGTCACCGCCTCGGCTTATACCGATAACAATTTGATTTGCGTCGGCTACCTCATACGTAAATTCACACCGCGCGAACTGTTCCGCCTCATGGACTTGCCGGACATCTATATCGACGCGATTCAAGCCGCCGGATTATCAACGACCCAACAACGCAAACTCGCCGGCAATTCTATCGTTGTCGAACTCCTTTACCGCATTTTCAAAAACCTATTTATCCAATGACAACCGATATACTTAAAGAGCGTCAGGCGTGGACGCTTGCGCAAAAAGTCGACCACGCTCTCGCTACTATCGACGTGTTTATTTCCCGTATGGGCGGTATTGACAAAGTGTATTGCTCATTTTCCGGCGGTAAGGATAGCACGGTTTTGTTACACCCTTGCCGGATTCTTTACCCTGACATTCTGGCAGTGTTTTGCTCTACGGGCAACGAATACCCCGAAATAATACAATTCGTCAGAGAACAAGCGAAGAAGGGCGCAAATATACAAGTCATAAGGCCGGAGATTACACCGCGCCAAGTCTGGGCGAAATACGGCTTTCCTCTTGTCGGAAAAGAAACCGCACAAAAGGTTCACAAAGTAAGATTCAACCCGAACACCGTAACCGCGTCTATCATTATGGGAACCGGCTTTTTCTGTCTGGCTAAGAAATGGCGATACCTATTAACAGAACCTTACGAAACATCATCGCAGTGTTGCGATATACTGAAGAAACGCCCGTTTCATAAGTTCGAGAAGATAACCGGACGTCGCCCAATTATTGGAGTAATGGCGGACGAAAGCGACCTACGAAAAGGCCAATATATCAAGGCTGGCGGTTGTAATGTGTTCGGAGAGAAAGCTGCTTCCCGACCGTTGTCAATATGGACGGAGGCAGACGTGTGGCAATATATCGAGGAGCAGCGGCTGGATATTGCCGAAATATACCACAAAGGCGCAGCGCGCACCGGCTGCATGGGTTGCGGATTCGGCGCACAGTTCGCAGACGACCGCCGGTTCTCTATTCTCCTCGATAATCACCCGAAGGCTTACGATATGGTAATGAACTACACGAACAACGGCGTAACCTTCCGCGAGGCTCTACGCAAAGCCCTCGCAGTAAATGGGCGATACTTGCCTGACGAGGAGCCGAAGAATCTATTTACCTCGCCGTCATGCTGATGAACGCGCACCACACGCATAAGGTATTTTATTTCGAGCCGGGAGCCGGGTCAACTCGTAACAAACGAGGCGGCCCGGCTCCTTCTTTTTACCTCCAGCCTCGTCCGGCTCCTTCCTTGCCTCCCCAATACCCCCTCCCTATTTTATTATAAATCTTTGTTACCTTGTAACAGAATATTTGCAAAGAGTGTAACAAAGTAAAAATCAATAGAAAATAAAGAGGGGAAGGCCGTAACAAAAGCGGTAACAAAGGCTATAACAAAAAAATTTCGGTTTGTTACGGCTGTCAGTAGGGGGAAAGTGTGACAAAATGGCGAGGGCTGTCACAAATTGCGGTTTCGGTTTGTTTCGGTCTTACTTTGTTGACTTTCAAAAGGTTGGTAACGAATAACATTGTAACAAAAATTTCCGATGATTTTTGAACTTGTAGGGTAAATAAATCAACACCAACGGAATATATTACCCGCATGTCGTGAAATTATTGTATCTTTGCGCTGTAATAATCCAATCCCTCCCCACATGATTACCGTTAAAATATCCGTTGAACAACACGTGGCCGAGTATATCCGAGGGAAATACTACGACCACGAAGCCGGAGCCGTCCGATTTCCGTCGGCTCTCGATATTTACATATTGATTTTCGACCTACTTAAGAAACGCCCCACGGGTTGCCCGGTAGATTCCGGCAATCTTGAATTTGCCTTACCTGAACGGCGCGAGGGTAAAGACCCGGAATATTACAACTACCTATCCGAGAGAGCGCAGAAGGTTCTCGGTGATAAATTGCGTCTGATGATGTGGGCCGAGCTGCACGACTTTATGGACGAGAACAAACATATAAACGGGGTTCAGTTCAAAGATTCCGTTTTCCTGTTCATGTCGAAATATGGAATCGAGGGAATCACCGAGGATGCTCTGTTGAAAAACTACCAGAGGTGGCGCGATAAGTTGCGCCGTAAGAAAAAACGCGGATATAATCGAAAATAAGTTCATTTTTATAGGGTATTATTTCCCCGACATCATGCTCCGTTTTGTCCTTTTTTTGCGGTATTTTTGTCGGAAAAGTGTCGGAAAAATGCCGAGTGACTGATTTACAACATTTTACAACTCCAAAATATGACCCGTTCCACTGTTTCAAGTTGCCACAGCCTTAAAATTATTCCGCTTTCGCGTGTATCGAGGTTCGCCCGGATAAAATCGCGTGTCGTTATGCTTATTCTCGGAAGTGAGGACGACGCGGTGGCGGTGCCGGGCAGCGTCAAGGTATCGACGACCTCCGATAACGGTATAATAAAGAAAAAAATCACCTTTGAGCGTTCCGATGTTTCGGACAGCACCGCCGACGCTCTCGAAGGTTACAAGGTTTCGCGGCTGATAGCTACCTACGTCGATGAATCCGGCAAACGGAGGGTGGCCGGTTCTCCTGATTGGCCGCTCTCGCTTGATTACAGTATCGGCGACGGAGTTTTCTCCGTCACCCTTCAAGGCGAGGACACCGCGCCCGATGCTTTCCTTATGGATTAAAGTCCTTCCGCGCCCGCGCGATATGTAGTTATTTTGCTGCAAAAATAGCTACATGAATAAGCTACAACGATTTTTCTCCGATAACTGGACTATCCAGCGGCACGACCTCGAAAACACCGTGTCGCTCCTTTTGCCGTGCATACTCAACGGCAATATAGAAGCAGCAGTGGCGCAGCTCTCAAAAGCGAAATGCACCGTCAAGGCTACCGCCGCGCCTTATATGGCTAAATGGTACGAACTCGACGACATCACCCTCCCCGTTGATTCTATCGCAGTGATAACGCTGACCGGTACCCTCTATTCGTGGGAATCGGAATGGGTAATAAAGCAGATAGAGGCGGCGGAACTGAATCCGAATATTTGCGGCGTGGTGTTCGTTATCGACGGCCCCGGTGGTATGGTGTCGCACCTCGACATGGCAGCCGCAGCCGTAGAGAATTGCACCAAACCCACCGCCACAGTAGTAACCGGCATCATGGCCTCCGCTCATTTCTGGTTAGGAACTGCAAGCGACCGCACTTTTATAGCCTCGCCACTTTGCGAGGTTGGTAGTGTGGGTATCGTCTGCACTCATACCAGTTTCAAAGAATTTTTCAGGCAGAACGGAATCGACTACCGCGAAATTTACCCGGACACCGCCGACCTTAAAAATAAGGAATACCGCGCCATTGTTGACAACAACGATGAAACCCTCATAAAGCAGAAGGCCGAAAAGATTCACAAGGTATTTGCCGAAACCGTGGCGCGTAACCTCGGAATCACCTACGACCCTGAACTCCCTCTTTTCCGTGGCGAAATGTTCGCCGCCGACGAAGCAGTCGCCGCCGGATATATCGACCAGTTCGGAGGATTGAAAGACGCGGTTACATGGGTACTTGCACAGGCAACGAGCCGGAAGGCAGAACAATTATACAAATAATTTTAACAACCAAACAGTTACAAACATGAATTTTGCGAATTTAATCCCCGCGATTCTCGGTATTCTCGGCCTTACCTCCTTCAGTAAGGTGGACGGCAAGGAGTGCCTTTCGGACGAGGAACGCGCAGCGTTGAAGGGCTACGGTTTTACCGACCGTTTCCTCGACGACTTTAACGCCTACCTTCAGAATCCACCCACAGCCGCAACCGGCTCAACTCCCAATCAGCAGATGGCAGCCGTCGCCGCTGTTCTCGGTCAGACTACCGAGCAGCTTCAGGCTAAAACCGCAGAACTCGACGCGCTCAAACAGAGCGTCGCCACCGACAAAGCAGCTCACACCGCAGCCATTCAGGCGAAGGAGGCGGAAATCGCCGCTCTGAACGCCAAGATTCAGACACTTTCAGCTCTCCCCGAAACCGACCCCGGCAAGGGTGCCGGTTCAGCCACCGCCACCGCTCCGGCCTTCAATCTCGCCGATGAACAGCAGCTCGGCGGCCTCTCCGGCTCTTTCTTCAGCCTTGAACGCCCCTACAACCAGCGCGCCCGCGCCGCCCTTCTCGCCAACGAAGGCAAGATGCTGGCCGTCGCCGCTCCCTCGTCGGTCGATTACAAGGGCCTTCAGGACGACCTCGGAGCGTTCTACCGCACAAGCTGGAGCGAACGCCTTCAGTCGTTCCTCGTCGAACTCCCGACAATTACCAAGCTGTTCCCCACCGAAGCCGGACACCAGGACCTCGAAACCCTCGTTAATCTGTTCCTCGGTGAGTTCTCACAAGCCGACACCTCCGATAAGAGCGAGTTCGACAAGGTTACAAAAGGCACTTACGAGTTCGGACACGAAACGCTCCGTATGTACGGCGTTATGTTCGTCCACAAGTTCCAGAGCCTGAAGCAGCTCGAAAAGAGTTGGATTGGCTACCTCAATCGCGAAGGCTCGAACCCCGTAAAACTTTCGTTTATCGAGTACCTCCTCGTTGAAACCGCGAAGGCCCTCCACAACGAACGCGAACTCCGCTATGTCAACGGTGTGCGCAAAGAACCCGACCCCGACAAGCCCGGCCGAGCTATGGACGCGGCCGACGGCCTCTACGAATTTTTACGCAAGCGCGTGGACGGTCATGTCGATTTCACTCCCAACGGCGGCACAACCGGCAAAACTGTTTACCAGATTAAGCCTTTTGCGCTCCCCCGTATCACCCCCGGCAATATCGGCGAAGTGTTCTACCAAGGTACGAGCATGATTCCCTCCGTGTTCCGCGACACCGGCAAAATCGTGCTTTATATCCCCTCGTTCATGCTCCCGTGGTATCACAAGTACAACGAAACCCACTACGGCCAGAATCAGGACTACAAAGCCGGTATCAACTACGTTAAGGAGTTCCCCGGCGTAAAAATCGAAACGATTCCCAACGCCGACAACCACCATCGTATCTTCTGGACTATCGACGGCAATATTCAGACCTTCTGCCAGATTTCCGGCGAAATGCTCCGTTTCCACCTCGAACAGCAGGACTGGACCGTTAAGGTGTGGAGCAACTGGAAAGAATCAATTCAGGCCACTGCCGTAGGTTACAAGTACATCAACCGCGCCGACATGGACGGTTCTCGTCAGCTCATCTGGTGCAACGACTACGACCTCCCCGAAACCTACTACGTCGAAGGCGACAAGGATAAAAATCCCGACGCGCTCCGCCACTCGTCTATCGTCACCGTCGCAAACTCGACCGCTTTCGAGATTACCGACATCACCAACGCCGAGGTCGGCAAGGTTATCGCCCTCAAATGTGGCGCGGACGGTGAAAACGGCGTGACAATCAAGAAGGCCGGTAAATTCGAGCTGCTGACCGAGGCATGGACACCGAAGAAAGGCGACGTTCTCCGCGTGATGAAACGCGCCGACGGCAAGTTCATCGAGGTAAGCCGCGCAACTGCTGCCGCCGATTCCTACCAGTTCCCCACCGATGAAACAACTCCCAGCGTTCAGGGCGCGACCGTGTTTATCACCGCAGCCAACACTAAGGCGACAGCAATCACCGACCTGACCGACGCAGTAGCCGGAGTGGTTTACACAATCCACGGAGCCGGAGCCGCCAACGCCTCGACCATTGCCAACGGTGGAAACTTTGTTCTCACCGCAGCCATGACTCTGAATGCCGGCGCGTTTATCCAGCTCGTTAAGGCAGCCGACGGCAAGTTCTACGAGGTGGCCCGCGGCTGATAACCGCACACCGACAAACACGGAGGGCGACTGCATCCGCTCTTGCCCTCCGTTTTATTCTCTAACTGTTATTATTTCAAGGATATGACATATATTAAAAAATCCGTACCACGCGCCGAGGGCAATCCCGGCACAGGTATTCAGCCGCGCGACCAGCTGACCCTTATCGACATCGACGACATCGCTTTCATGCCGTCAGCCGACGACAAAGGGGTGGTTATCGCCGATAACATCGTAATGAAGCCCGGCCGTTACGGTTATAACATCTACATGACACAGGGAACAATCGAGGTAACGAGCGCAGCCGAAGGCGATACCGACAAAATCGGTTTCACCCCCTCGATTAAGTTCGAGCACCCCGGCAACGAACAGGAGGTGCGCGAGTTCAAGGCCAACAGCATTAACCGCAAGTTCATTGTGGTTATCCGCTATTGTTCCGGCAAGCCCGCCGACCTTATCGGTACAATCTGCAACCCGTGTAAGCTCACCCCCTCTTACACCGGTAACAACGAGAGCAACACCAACGAAATGACCTTCACCCAGATTTCAAAGGGTAGCGACATCTTTATTTATAAAGGTACTGTGACCCTCGAAGAGCCTGTTTCAGTCGTTGAAACAGGGGTAAAGGTAGTTCCGTTCATTTCCGAAGGCCAGTACCAGCTCACCGCCGGTGCCGCTGTTATCGACGAAATCGAGGGTGGCGCACACGACGCAGTTATTACCCTCCTCGGTGCGGCTGGAGGTTCATCGCCTACCGTTTCCGGCACCGGCGGTAAAATCCTCCTCCGTGGCGGCAAGGTGTTCACCGCCTCCGAAGGCTCACAACTCACCCTCCGCGCCTTCGACAGCGGCGATGGCGGTATTATGTGGATTGAACAAAGCCGTTACGTCGCAGCCTGACAAATATCACCTACCTGACACCCACGCCCCGAAGGAATTACCGACCTCCGGGGCGTTTTGTGTCCTTCTGATTGGTAATTACCGAGCTTAATTTTGTAGTGTTAAAATGTTTAACCACCTAAACTCTTAATTTTATGAATTTCGGTAAAGCTATCGAAGCCCTGAAACAGGGTAAAAAAGTAGCCCGTAAGGGCTGGAACGGTAAAAACATGTTCCTCTGGCTCAAACCGGCCGCCACCGTGAAGGCCGAATGGTGCAAAGACCCTATGTTGAAGGCTATCGCCGAAGGTAACGGCGGCGAGATTCCTGCACTCGGAACGGTTTGTATGTTAACCGCTCAAAAAGAAATTTTATCGGGTTGGCTGGCCTCGCAAACTGATATGCTTGCCGAAGATTGGGTAATTATCGACTGACACCGTTATGACTACCGAGCAGAAAAAGGAAATTACCGCCTATCTTTGCGGCCCTCGCGACTATGCCGAAGGCGTGGCACTTTACCAGCGTTACGGCGTAAATTTGCGCCTGAAACGTCAGTTTGCGGTCGAAGATACCGCCGTTATTCGTGAAATTCTTTTCGATGAACTCCGTAAACTTGCCGGACTGTCGGAAATCGAGTTTAATCACCTCCCACGTCAAGCCGTCAAGAAAACGGCGCAGCTCAACGGCGTACAAGCGAAATGTGTAATTCTCGACGACGAGAAAAACGACGAATCGGCGTTAATGGAACTCGCCGATTCTTTCGGTGTTACCGTTGACGAACTTGTTAGCCCTGATTTTCAGGAACGAGTGTTGGCAATGGACGAAAACGCCGACCGTATCGGCGAACTTACCGACGAACTGGAGGCCGCTCGTTCCAAGTATGCCGAAGCCCCGGAACCGGTTCGGAAAATGATACGTTTCCGCGAAAAATATCCCTTCCTCAATTCTACCGACTGCCCCGACGTACTGAAGATACTCGTGGCCGATATGTTTACCGCATACGGAAACTACAAGGCTGCACACGCCCGCCTTCAGGTACTCGGCGACGCAGATTCAGCCACCGCCGCCGCTGATTGCGAAACAGTAGTTACCGAGTATCTGAAAAACCGTGAAATCTGGGACGAACTCGAATATTACCGCGAAAACGGCGTGATTCTCGGCAAAGCTGCAAAGTTCCGCGAAATGGAAGCCGCCGAGGACTTGACAAAAATTTCCGATGTTGACCTTATGGGCCAACTCCGGAGCGCAGGGGTTCAGGAATCCAAGGCGAAAAAGGCGGTCGAGGAAGCCAAAGCAAAAAAACAACCTAACGAAAAGGCTGAAGCCGCTTTTGTGAAATGGTCTAACCGTAAAAAGGTACTGAAGGCGGAAATCGACCGCCGAAAAAAAAAAGTAATTGAGGGTATCGAGGGTGCGGAACGGTCGAGAGTATATTTTACAAAATACCTCTCCCGTTCCGGCTGTCACCCGTGCGACCGCTCCGAGGCCGGGCATCAACTCTCTATCGTTAACAAGAAAATCGACGCGCTGAATGTATCGTTATCCCTCTTACAATCTTTCAACGACTGACCTCCGCGAATTTCCCGGCGGTACGTTGTTCAACGGCGACTGTCTTGACGTTATAAAGACGCTCCCGGCGGCCTCTGTTGACTGTATTATTACCGACCCTCCTTATTTTCTCGGTATGACCCACAACGGGCAAAAGGGTAATTTCCGCGACTTGTCGATTTGCCGACCTTTTTACCGTGATTTATTCCACGAGTACCGCCGAGTTGCCAAGCCTGAAGCCTGTATTTACTTTTTCTGTGACTGGCGCGGATATGCTTTTTATTACCCTCTGTTCGATGAAATCCTGAAGGCCCATAATATGCTCGTTTGGGATAAATTGAGCGGTCCTGGCAATCATTACGCATTTATACACGAACTTGTGTTGTTCCATGCCGGAAAGGGCGCGAATATCGGCGGAACAAACATAATTTCCGACATAAAGAGTTTCACCTCCGGGGCAAAGAGTACCGACGGCGCGAAGGTTCACCCCACGCAAAAGCCGGTAGCCCTGATTCAAAAGTTTATCGAGGACGCGACCGAGCCGGGCGCGGTGATTCTCGACACTTTCGGCGGTTCCGGCTCTACCGCCGTGGCTGCTGTCCGCTCCGGCCGTCGCTTTATCCTCATGGAGCAAGACGAAGGATATTACCACACTGCTTGTAAACGCCTCGAAGATGAATACCGAGAATAACGACAAACCTACATTACCGGCCTTTCCTCTGACGAAAGCGGAGGAGGACGAGGTTATGAAACTGGCAGCCGTGGGATTCATGCCCCACGAAATCGCCGTGTCTATGGAATGGACGCGAGAGCGACGCGCCGCCTTCTGTATTCTTGCAAATGTGCCCGGCTCCGCAATCTCCGTACTGATTACCGCCGGACGTGCAACCGGACGCGCTCAACCCCAGATAAAACTGCAAGAAGCCGCAAAAGCCGGTAACATAGAGGCTATAAAGGCACTCCAGAACCTCCAGCGAACGAACCGATTTAATGAACTCGTTAACAATATGGACGATGACGAATTTACCCCGTAAACCCTCCCGAATTGATTTTGAGGCGTTGGATTCCCACCAGATTGAACGGATTCTTAAAACCGGCGACCTCGAAAGCCTGACACCGGCCGAACGCGAATATTTCAACCTTATGGAACTTGTTCGTGGCCTACGGGCGCGAATGATGATGCCCGGAGGTAATCGCATAGTTACCAAGGCCGGAATTATCAAGGTTCTGAAATCTGATGTTTACGGGCTGTCAGACTGGATGGCGCGGCGTGTCTATTCCGACGCGCTGAATTTCTTTTATTCCGTCGATGATGTCACTCCCCGCGCATGGCGTAACCTCTACGCCGAACGCCTCGATAATATGGCAAATTTGTCCGCGTCAATGGGTAAAATGAAAGAGGCCCGTAGCTTTATGGTTGAAGCTGCCAAATTGCGAGGCTGCTACGAGGACCAGGCCCCCGAAATTCCGCAGGAACTCCTCGACGCTGCTCCAACGGTTATTTATACCGCCGACCCCGAAAGTATGGGCGCACCGAAGGCCGACCGCAAGGAACTGGAGGCGTTTATTGATTCAATACCGGATATTCCCGAAATATCGTTACGCCGTGTCAAGGAGGATGCCGGTATTACCAAACGTAACCTATTAAGCCGCATGATTGAGGACGCTAAAGAGTTTGGCGATGAAGAATAAATTTAACGACCCTGATATTCCGGTAAAATTCGGCTCTGACGCGCTGATTTTCTGCGACTGGATAGATACGACAAATTTCGTATCTATCGGCGGCCGTGGTGTGGCAAAGAGTACCGTTATTCTGGCGCGACGCTCTGAACGCTGTGTGCGCCTCATGCCGGGCGCACCCGTCGCAATCGTGGCGAATACCTATTCTAACCTCGTCGATAACATCATGCCCGCCGTGCAAAACGGTTGGAAACTTAACGGGCTAATAGAAGGCGTTCACTATATCAAGGGTAAGAAGCCCCCGG